AAAATACCTTGGGGTAAAAGCATACCTCCTAATGAGTCAGAGTCTTCGGCTCCTAGAGTATCCGAATTTAGATTCAAATCAGACACATCTTCTAGTTTGAGCATGAGTTTATGGTCTATAGTTGATTCTAAAAATTCAAATAAAGTATATAATAATCTAGAATTAGTTAGTTACAGATCTATATCAACATCTTCTTTTAGCGGAAGTTATTCTTATGGATATTTAAGATATAAAGGAGCATCTAGTACAACTTATTCAACTTCTTCATTGTCTGTAAATACAGTAAAATCAAATTATTTTCCATTCTTTGATGGAGATGTTTGGAATGTTAGAATATTTACTGATAGAAATATAAACAATACAAATAAAAAAGGGTCTATAAATATAGAATGGAAAAAATCTAGTGGTCAATTTGAAAATTGGATAAGTTTTTCAGGATCCATGTCTTTAAATTCTAATAAAGATATATCATTTACTTGGGGTTCCACAAGTTCTTTATCCTCTCCTCATAATATAATATTAGGGGGAGCCACAGGGAGTCAACATGCCTACTCTACATCATCTAGGTTTACCGGTTTTTTACAGTCTTACAAAGATTATAGCGATTTTTACTCATCTAAAGTATTTGAGGAACATACGCTAAATCCAGCGGCTTATCATGGTGATTCTTACTCTTCTTCTTTTGATACACTCAATAGATATTATCCACTAGGTGTAGATTCTCTTAGGTACGACCATTCAACATATAGATTTGTATCTTCTAGTCATCCGAATAGAGTAAATAGCCTATATACTACGGCTAGTTTTATAGGATTTTCCGGTCCTCAAGAAAATCAGTACAAACCATATACGGAAATATATTATTCTTATTCTCCCGTCATAGGAGCTAATATACCTAAAAGCGACAAAATAAGAATAGAAGAAACTATTAGAGTAAATAATTTGTCAGCGGAAAAAAGAGTTCAAATAAATACATTTGACACAACTCCTGTAGATTCAAATAAATTAGCAATTGTTTTCAGCCCAACAGATCAGGTTAATAAAGATATATCCAACCAGTATGGGAATGTTAATTTAGATAATTTAATAGGAGATCCTAATGATTTATACAAAGACACATACTCCTCATTGAGGACAAATAGAGAAAACTATTGGAAAAAGTATAAAAATAGAAATAATTACAACAAATATATAGAAATATTTTCTTTGTACGATTATTCTTTTTTCCAACAAGTAACTCAATTAGTTCCAGCTAGGGCAAATTTAATTGCTGGCGTATTACTAGAAGAAAATTTATTAGAAAGAACTAGAATAGCCCGGAAAAACCCTAGTTTATCAAATCCACAATATGAAAAAACAATAATAAAAACTGATTCTCAAACAGGCGAATACATTTTATACACAGGATCCATAGACTACCTAATGCCTGTAGAGATGTCTGTTGAAAAGTATAGTGCATCTTTATACAATCCACCTGTTTTGAATTTTGAGTATATTAAATATACCGCATCTTTACAAAATCCTATAAATACCGAAATTTCTTATCAAAAATTATCAGGATCCGTAAAAAATCCGTATTACTACAATTTCATAGAATCTTCTTTAGATAATCAATTCTTGAATTCTGATAATTACATGCAAGAATTAGGAAGTGAGATTGGGATATACAATTATATAGGATTATTAGATGTAGAAAATATGAATTCCGAATTTCAGTCTTTGTATAAGGTAGATACTACCGGAAAAATAAATGAAAGCATCGCAACTATTATTAATACTAATACGTTATTAGGAGAGTTTTACTTTTTAAGTAGTTCCTATGATGAAGTTATAGCATATAAAGTAAAAAGAAATGGAGTCAATAAGAATAAAATTTTAAGAACTAAAAAAATAAATTATTACGATGGCAGTATTTCAGTTATATCGTCAAATGTTTCGTATGAATCTAATATAAATACAGTAGAAAATATAGTGGGGAAAGTAAATAATTTTAATATTAATGATTTTTATAATGCAAACATAAGTTATAATTATGTAATATCATCAAGTTATAATAATTTCAATTCTACATTTACTAAAAAACAATTACAAGAATATCTATACAGAAATGATTATTTTGTAAATAACCAAGGAAATATTTACAGAAAGAATTACTATGTCACTCAATCTTATATTGAATCAGAAAAGATAAATTCAAAATATAAAAAAGTTGTATATCATTATTCTAGTAGCGTATCTTCTAATTTTGATTCATCATATAAAAAAGACTTATCTACTGCTGTATCTATGAGTCTAAAAAAATATTATTCATCTTCGTTACAGTCTGTTAATTATCAATACATTGAAGATTCCGTATCTAATAGATTACGATATACAGGATGTAAATTAACCGGGTTAGATTTTAATGTAGACACTACAGAAACTATAGATGGAGGGCCTGTAGTAGAATTTAGAGAAGTTAGCGCTAATCAAATAGTGGTATAAAAATAAAAATTTAAAGTATTTATTATAAAACTAATTTTAAAATGGGATATTTAAATAATAATCAAATAACAGTAGATGCTATCCTCACAAGAAGAGGTAGAGAATTACTGGCTAGAGGTAGAAATGAGTTTCAAATTACTCACTTTGCTTTAGGAGACGATGAAGTGGACTATTCTTTATGGAATACTGACCACCCTTTAGGGACTGCATATTATGGAATAACCATAGAAAATATGCCCCTTACAGAAGCTGTAGTAGACGAGACACAAATGATGAAGTATAAACTTGTAACTCTACCAAAAAGAACAGTTAGAATTCCTATAATTTCTGTAGGTCAGACAGCAGTTACTTTAACAAACGGAGAAGAAATTACAATAACTCCTAGAACCATAAACTTTGAGGGAGGTAATACTACTTTTGGTTATACAGCTACTTTATCAGACAGTGATGTTGCGTCTTTTGTTGGAGTAACACCAACTCCTGCTCAAAATAATAATCAAGATACAGCTTCATCTACTCCTAGATCTATTTCTGAAATGGAAGCTTCTCAAGCCGTAAGCGTTACAGGACTATCTTTTACTTTAAAAGCTAAAGGATCAACCTTAAATCAAAGAAAAGCTACATTATCTATAACAGGAAATGAAACAGGAGGAAGAGTTAGCGTTAACATAACCGTAAATAGAATTACTGCCGGAACAACTCCTGGAGGTGGAATAACAGAATAAATATAATATATAAAAATGGCAAATACAGATATATTCACTAGATTCGAAACTTCAGATATAGTTCCAAATCAAGAAGAAATAGTTACTAGAGCTTTATTCTCTAACAATGACGGTAATTTAACAACTTATTTTACTTCATCAGGTCAGACTTCTACTCAGAAAAGGTACTATTACGAAATTTTTAATAGCTCATCTAATTCATTAGGTGCAGAAGCTCAGTTTAGTATTGCTTATGGTAATTACAACGGCTCTGGATCCGCTGACGAGGGAGGCCAAATAAATGACACTCCAACTAGAGCTATATACGGACAGTACAAACAATTATGTCTCGATCCGGGTGAAAATAAATTTACGATAAACGGTAAATCTACGAACAGTATTTATGTAATAAATATTAATAGAGCTAGATTGAGAGAATCCTTAGACGCCGGTACTCTTGAAATAAATTTAGCTCATTTATCAGGGTCTCAATTTATCGCAGGACCTGGGAGTAATTCCACACATACTGGTTCTAATGTAAAATTGGCAGGAAACGGCAGACGTATTAGATTGATTGATGATTCTAAAACTAGAGCCGCTTCCGTAACAACAGCAGGTAAAATATATAACTTAGTATCTGGTTCTTTAGAATCAGGAGTTTATAATGCTAACAATCCACATAGATACGGCCTAGTGTATCCTAATATAGGAGTAATAGTAATTGATGGTGTAGCTTTAGACAAGTCTTCTTCTTTTGGTACTGTATCAGGATCTGAAGTAGCCGGAGATAATGCTTTCAAACTATATAAATCCATGTCAGGATCCGGTAAATTTCAAGATCAGTCCGGAGATTTTTTAGGATTTCAAGCAAGAAGCGCAGAAAAGGTTAAGTCTACACATTACTTTGTCAGAGTAAGAAATGATAGATATAATTTCAGCAATAACCCTACATTTATAACAGGTTCAGAAGGGGACTTTTCACAACCTACTTTCATAAATGATCCAAAGGTATACGTAACAACAGTTGGAATGTACACAGATTCTTATGAATTAGTCGCAGTAGCTAAATTATCTAAACCCCTACAAAAGAGTTTTACTAGAGAAGCTCTGCTCAAAGTTAAACTAGACTTTTAATATTATATAAAATATTATGGATCAGACAAATGATAAATATAGCATATCGGATGAATTACGAGCTTATATCCTCTCAAAGAATGGCGTAAATACTTACGGAAGTCAGCCTGAAGAAATTCCTATATTAGAGATACAATATCAAAAATTTAAGTCTGACATACCTAGTAGACCCAAAAAAATATTTTTTACATACAATATAGAAATACCCCCTGAGCAGGTATTAAATAATAAAGTAGAAGATTCTACTTTGTTTCCTTCCATTACACTATCTTTTAATGGTCAATCTAAAACTTTTAAGATATCAGATAGAAATTCTACGTCTCAAACTTTTGATACAGGATGGTCTATAACAAAACCCGGAGATGTACTATCCGGACCCGGCTGGGTTAATTATAGCTCTTCGGATAGGCAGAATTTTGACCCCGGAAATGGTAGAGCTTATTATTGGTCATGGAGTGACACGCCATTCAGCCAATTCAGTTTTAATTACTACATGCTTGGAGGCGACTTAACTACTTCTGCATACACAAGTTTTACTACAGTTATTAATGAACTTTTTTGGTTAGAAAATAAAACAGATTCATCTGAGGTATTTGTAAAATTTAGACCATTCAAAAATTATGTAGACAATCCTATTGAACCCCCGGATCCTGAAATTTTTCCTAGTGGTCCAACGCCTCCACCACCACCTCCGCCTACTCAACTAGATGTTTCAGTCTTTTTTAATCCCTTACCTCCTTCTCAGATTAAATTACCTGATATTTTTGTAAACGGAATTAACAGAGGAAACAAAAACTTTATAATTTCAGTATCTCCTGGGAATAACACTGTTTCTTTTGGTGATTTTGATTACGATAGAATCATATATAAAACTCCTGATACAGTAACAGTAAATGTTCCAGCAAGTACAACCGTTAAAGCTCAAGGACGATATATAGGAAAATATAAACCTGAATTATACTGGTTAAAAGAAATCCAAGACATAGACAAAAGAAAATATATAGCAGATGTAACAGAGGGATTATTTTCTAATAACATTAGAAACTTAAAAACATTTTTCACAGGAAGTACATCTAATTCTACTTCTAACTACTACACTCACATATATAATGAAAATCCAAAAACATCTCCTACATCCTCTATTCAATTTAGTATTGCATACGGACATAGTGGAGGATCAGGTTCCTTTGATGAGGGGGGAAAAATAGATATAACTCCTAGTAAAGCTGTTTATGGACAATATAGGAACATAATTTTAGAAAAATCCGATGGTAAATTTAACTTAACAGGAACTCCCACAGATAGCATATATGTAATAAACTACCAATCAAAAAGATTAAAAGACAGGATAGATGCAGGAGTAATCGAAATAAATCTAGCTCATTTATCAGGATCTGCTTATTTAAGAGGAGGAGGAACTACAGCTACTCACACAGGTTCTAATGTTAGATTAGCTCGTAATGGCAGAGCATTAAGATTAATAGATGATTCTAAAATCAATACTAATCCAGATTATTTAAATTCAGGAGTATTTTACAATATAGTGTCAGGAAGTATTGAAAATGGAGTATATAATTCTGAATCTCCTAAATATTACGGAAAGTTATTCCCATCTTTGGGTGTAGTTATTTTAGATGGGAATAAATTGGATTTATCCGCTTCATTTGCTACAACTAAAGACTCGGAGATAAATGGTCAAAATACTTACAAGTTACTTAAATCTATATCAGGCTCCGGAACATTACAAGATATAAGCGGAGATTACTTGGGAATGAAAGCTAGAAGGGTAATTAGAGAATACAATGACTACTATTTTATACGATTACACAATAAAGAGTTTAATTATTCTAATAATACAAGTTTCTTCACATACAACACCCCACCGGAAACAAATGAAAATGATTTAGCTCTTCCATTAGACCCTAATTCAGAAGAAGGTAAAAGACTAAATAAATACTTGACGGAAGAGAATGGTTCTATAAATGATTATTTTTTAGTAAATCCTCAAGTTTATATCACAACAATAGGATTGTATAATGATAGCAAAGAATTAATAGCAGTTGGTAAATTATCTAAACCAATCATAAAGAATTTTACAGACGAATCTGTTTTTACGGTAAGACTTAAATATTAACATGGGTACATTTTCAGCTGTTAAAAGTGAGGATTTTACTATAACTCCGTTTGAAGTAAATAAGGAATATTATATCCTCACCGGAAGTTATTCAAAACAAGGTTATAAAGTTCAGCAAGCTCTATACTATAAATCACCTATATATCTAAGCTCTTCAAAAGATGTGACATATCCAAAAAATGCAGATGGATCTTACAAATACATTGTTTATAAATCACTAAATCATTTATATTTCAATAAAGGATTTTCATGGACAACATCATTAGAAGGATGGGATAGAAATAGAACAACTAAGAATTTATTTTTAACAGCTAGTTTGGTATCTATTCCTTCTTTAAATTACGGAGACAAGATTAAAGAAACCACATTATATTTAAAAGGACTAAACAACAATGTACTTTTAGTAGACGATGGACACAATAACTTATATGACAAGAATATAAATACAAGTTCTTTCCTAAATACAGATAATTTATGTGGATATTGGGGATTCCAGGATGCGCATAAAGCCTATAACTACGGAAGAGGAGGAAAAAAGACTTTGTTTATAAGATACGAAAGTGAAGTAATTGAGCCACAAGAAAAATCAAAATCATACGAAGTAGCCTATTCAAGTGGTATTCCTATAAATGGAACTAGAACAGGATTAGCAGCGGAATTTTATGGAGACGGTTATATACATACTAAAAACTTTGATGCAGTTAGCTTTGAGTCAGCGGACAATTTCACCATAAGTTTTTGGTTAAAAGCACCGGTATCTCAAAGCGTATTAACTAGTAATAAAAATACAATACTTGACAAAAAATCCATATTATACAGAGAAGAATTCGGAAGATTAAAAAGAGTAAATAAAGGGAATCTAGTAGTAACAGATGTTTTTTCATCATCCTCCTTTAAATACTACCCAGTGGATTACTACCCTTATGAGTTTTCGGTACATAATCACACCCATCCACAACCAGGAAAAATATCTTTTAGTAGGTCAGATGGGTTTTCAACATTACAATTAACATCTTCTAATTCCATTTTAGATAATAATTTTCATCATGTATGTTTAGTTAAGACAGGTTCAAATGTTAGATTATATGTTGATGGAGCATTAAATTCATCGAGAGCAGATGTCAAAGATGAAACTGTCAATGTAAGTGATATAATGATAGGAGCATCTTCTTTTGATGGAAGAAATGGATATACAGGACTTATTGATGAATTAAGATTTTACAACAAAGCAGCAACACCTCAAAATGTATCAAGTCTTTATAACACATCTTCTATCTCATGTTACCAGACAAATAGAGTAGGAAACGTATTTTATAGAACAGGTAACTTAGTAATTACAAGTGTAGATAAAAAATATCATGAAATTTTATCTAATAATTGGTTGTTATATTATAAAAATAGCTTAACTTTGTATGAGTTTGAGATGTTATGTAGAATTAAGAGAGGTGATTTTAATCTCACATTGAACCCTTCCTCTACTAAAACTGTTAAGAGTGCAGAGTATTTGAATGATTTCACAGGTTCTTTATCTCCTTACATAACTACTATTGGTTTATATAACAAATATAACGAACTAATTGCAGTAGGTAAAATGGGACAAGCGATAAAGAAAAGAGACGATGTAGATTTAAATGTTATTGTAAAATTTGATTATTGACATGGCAGGATTTTTTAACAATTCATTTAAGACTAGACTAGCACAGAAAGAAGGTTATAGATCTAATTTCGAGAAGTCAATTGCTTTACAAATCTCAGGATCTTTGGGAGTAAACCCTAAAGATTTATATGAGAAAAAAGTTATTAAGTATATAAAACCGGAAACTTCTAGAACATATTTAGCAGATTTTGAGTTACCTAATAATATTATCATAGAAGCTAAAGGAAGATGGACTTTAGAAGAACGGAAAAAGATGATGGACATTATTTCATGTAACCCTCATTTAGATATTAGGATTGTATTCCAGGATCCTCATGTTAGAATTTCAAAAGGAGCTAAGACTACTTACGCCGAGTGGTGCAATAAACACAATATAAAATGGGCGGCTTATTCGATACCTAAGCAATGGTTTGAAGAAAAAAAATAACTATATATGCGTTTTAGATTATTATCGGTTTTAGAGGAAGTGCTAGGTTCTTCGGAATCAGCGGGTAAATCAGACATTGTATTTCACTGCCCCTTCTGTAATCACCACAAAAAGAAGTTAAGTGTAAATTTAATTAATCAGAAGTACCATTGTTGGATTTGCGAAACTAAAGGGAGAAGTATAACTAACCTTTTCTACAAATATGGTGCAACAAAGATTCAAATTGACCAACTTAGGAATGTTTTAGAGTATTATCAAATGAAAGATGATACTAAAGAAGAGATTCCCAATACTTTATTGAAGTTGCCCGATGAATATGTATCATTAGACAAGGTACCCCACAAATCCGTATTTAACTTCTTACGGAGGTTTAAGCCTTCCTTCACAACTCACGATATAGTAAGACATAAGGTTGGATACTGCTTAACAGGCAAGTACGCAGGAAGAATTATTTTGCCGTCCTATGATAAAAATGGTACACTTAATTTTTTTGAAGGTAGAGATTTCACAGGTTTTTCGCCCTACAAGTATTTAGGCGCTCCTGTTAAGATAAATGATATTATAGTCAACGAGTTTTTCCTAGATTTTAAATTCCCAATAGTTATCGTAGAGGGATTTTTCGACAGCGTATCGGTAAAAAGAAATGTGACTTATTTAACAGGAAGTATAATATCGGAGAAGTTAAAACATAGACTACTCATGGAAGAAACTCCTTTAGTATATGTTGCTATTGACCCGGATAAAAAGAAACAAGCGATAAAGTATTGTTTGGAATTAGGAGCCATCGGTATTCCTACCAAACTAGTTGACTTGGGAACAAAAGATCCTAGTGATTTAGGATATGATGATACATGGCATGCTATAGAAGGAGCAGTTGAAATTAACGAGTATTCAGCAATAACAAATTTACTATGATTCTAATAAAGAACACAGGAAGAAAAGTGGATAAAATTTTTCACATTTCAGATATTCATGTTTACAATTATCAAAGGCATGAGGAATACATAGAAGTGTTTGAAAAATTGTATAAAATCATTGAGGAGAGAATGACGCCTAATTCTATTATATTTTTGGGCGGGGATATAGTACATTCAAAAACAAACATGTCTCCAGAATTATTCTCAGTAGTATCTAATCTATTATCTACATTATGTAACATGCTTCCTACCATAGTAATATTAGGAAACCATGACTTAAATCTAAATAATAAAACAAGATTAGATGCATTAACTCCCATTATAAATACTTTAAATTTACCTACATTACATTTCTTGAATGAAACAAATGTATATCGATATGAACAAATAGGATTTAGTTTATTACATGTTAAAGATAAAATTGAAAATGTAATCCCCGCAAAATCTTTTGATGCAGAAACAAAGATATTAATGTACCATGGACCGGTAAAGAACTCGGCAACAGCATACGGATATCTATTAGAAGGAAACTATTTAGATGTATTAGAACATGCAGATTATGATTACATCTTATTGGGAGACATTCATAAACATCAATATCTCAATTTAGAAAAGACAGCAGCTTATCCATCTAGTCTAATACAACAGAACTTTGGAGAAGATTTAACACATGGAATCATAGAATGGGATTTAAATAATAAAACAAGTGAGTTCATTAAGATAGCATCTTCAAATGGCTATTATACATTTAAATTGAAAAATGATAAAGTAGCAGAGAAAATACCTGGAGATTTACCTTATAATCTTAATGTAGCTATCACCGCCGAAAATTGCACTCAAGAATTTATAGACTCTTTTTGTTTAGCCTTAGAGAAAAAATATAATGTTCTCCGTATAAAAAAACCAAAAGTAACTAAATTTATTATAGACAATGGTAAAGGAGAAGTATCACTAGACAAAGAGAACATAATAAGAGACTTTGAATGGAGACACTCAATGCTAGAAAGATATGTTCAAAATGAGTTAAAACAGGAATACCAAGCGGATAAATTCTTAGACATACACAAAACAGCATCTTTAGAATTAGATGAGCCTTCCGAATTTATTGGTGTAACATGGAAGCCTATACGATTTGAATTTTCTAATATGTTTTCCTACGGAGAGGGTAATGTATTTAATTTAGGAGAGTTAGGAGGAT